CCTGCCCCTTAAGTCGTCTACGGGGCAACCGACCAGCTACTATTACGACCGCCAGCGTGAGGATGCCCTGCTCTATCTCTGGCCGGCGCTTTCCACCGCTGCAGGGGAAACCCTCAAGATCACCTACGAGCGCGCCGCCACCCGCCCGGAGAAGTTGAGCGACGACGTGGATGCACCGCCTGAGTTTGACCACGCCGTCGTGCTCGGGCTGGCTGCCGAGCTGGCCCCGGCCTTCAGTCGTCAAGCTCCCGCTGCTGCTGCAGGGGCCCTGATGCTCGCCCTTGCCGCTGATCGGGACGAGAGCGTATTCTTTACCGGGGAGTGTGAGCGGTGGTGGTGACGCGGTGAGGCTGATCCTCGCCTCTCAATCGTCAGCTAATCGGACCAACGCGGCACCGACCGGCGAGCGGATGATCAACTGCTATTCCGAGCTGGCTCCCGAGGGTTCAATCTCCCCGGTGGTTATCCGCTCGGTTCCGGGGACATTCGGTTACCAGACGCTCCCTGGCCCGTTCCTGAGGGCCTTGGCTCGTGTCGATGGCAGGATGTACGCGGTCGCGAATGGGGGCCTGTACCGGCTGGGCGTTCGCGGTAGCCACACCTATCTCGGCGCAATCCCCGATGATCCGAACACGTCGATGGTTGGCCATAGGCAGTCGGTAACGATCGCGGCGGCGGGGAGCTATTACGTTTGGGATGGTGCCGCTCTGACCAGCCCTGGCGGCGGGCCGATCATCAACGTCGGATCGGTGGCTTTCCTGGATCAGTTCACTGTGATGAGTGAGCGTGACGGGCGCCGGGTCGAATGGACGGCTGCCGGGCTGCCCCAGACCAGGAATGGCCTCTACTTCGCGACGGCTGAGGGCCGGGACGACAAGATCGTTCGGATTATCGAAGCTGGCGCGTATCTGGTTGTCGCCAAAGAATACTCCATGGAGCTGTGGGGCAACACCGGCCAGGGTGGCGCGAGCGCTTTCCTCAGGGTTGGTGGTGCGGTCTATGACCTGGGCGTCGCGGGCTTCAATCTGATCACTGCCACGAGGGACGGGGCTTTCTTCGTCGGGAAAGACGATGTCGCCTACCTGACAACGGGCGGTGTCCCGCAACCGGTTAGCGGCCCGGCCCTTAACGATGCCCTTCGCCATGGCGAAGCCACTCATTGCTTCTACTACGAGCACAAAGGACACCAGTTCTGCGTGATCCGCTTCTCCGATCGCCCGGCATGGGTTTACGACATCAAGGGTGGCGTCTGGCATGAGCGCTCCAGCGGCCCCGACCATGGGGCATGGGACGTTATAACGGCGGTCTACTGCTACGAGAGCTGGTTTCTGGGTGATCGGCTGGGGCGCGTCTACAAGGTGCAGGACACGCCGAAGGACGCGGACAGCATTCTGCGCCGCACGATCGTCAGCCGCCCGCTGTTCAACGATGGCGAGCCTCTGTCCGTTGCCACGCTGGAGTTTATGGGCCTGTTCGGCAACTACAGCGTGGACGAGACGGCTCCTAACTGGATCACGGATCAGAATGGGTTTCCGCTGCTTGATCAGCTCGGAAAGCCGATGCTGGCGGCTAACCAAGAGGACCTTCAGACGCACAAGCGCCCAGGCCGGGCATGGTTCCGCTTCTCCGGAGACAACGGGCGCAACTGGAGCAAGGCTAGGACTAAGAACCTCGGCAAGGTCGGGGAGAGCGACGTTGTCGTGCGGTTCAACTCTCTTGGCCAGTTCAAGAAGTCCTTCACGGTTGAGGTCAACTTTACGGACCCCGTCGATGTTCCGCTAATGGGCGAAGCCCTTATCGAGGTTAGCTAAGATGCCGATCCCCAATCCATCGCAGGCCATGAAGCTTGTTGACGAGAATGGCAGCCTGACCCCGAGCGGCTGGATGTGGTTCCTCTCCGTGCTCGATTATATCCGGGAATTGGAGACGCGCATTGCAGCCCTCGAATCTTGAAGATGCATTCCTGGTCTGGTTTCAGGGGAACGAAGACGCGGCGCGATTTGCGGCTGACGCGTGGCGCGCGTCGCAGGAATGGGATGATCTGGAAGACGAAGGCTCGTGCGACCACAATGGCCTTCTGACGTGGCTGGCCTTTGAGAAAGAATACGACCCTTATTTCCGCGCGCATGCTGACTTGCTGCGTCCGGTTATGTGGTCGGTTGCCCTGCAGTGGCAGGCGGCCAATGTGCTTGACCACGAGGACGTAACGAAGAGCTACATGCTGCGGGCCGGGATTTACGGCCTCTTCCACTTTATAGCGATGATCGAAGGCGGCTCAAAGTGGGCCGCTAAAATTGGGCCTGAGATATATCACACGTACGGGGAAACCCTTGCGGACCTTCGAGAGGAATTGGCCTAATGCCCGGACCGGCTATTGCGGCAGTTGCAGGCGGGCTTGGCTCGGCCCTTATCGGCGCCCGCGCGAGCAGCAAGGCTGCTGAAGCACAGAGTGACGCATCGGACGGGCAGCTGCGCCTGCAGGCCGATATGTTCAACCGGATGGATGACCTTCAGGGCCATCTGTTCCGCAATCAGTCGGCCGACACGTACAAGACGCGCGGCAACCAGCTCGGGTCCGCCAATCAGGCGCGGCGGCAGGCGGTAAATGCCGCGCGCGGACTTCGCAACCGTGGTGATGCGCTGCAGAGCGCGACCCGTCAGCGCAACACCAATGCGCTCCGCGATGCCACGCAGCTGGGTATGCGAGACTTTAACGGCAACCTGCGCCAGAACCTTGGCGACGCCAATCAGACCTTCCGCCGTGGCATGGATACGGCAGAGGACGTGCGCGATCGGAGCATTGCCACGTCGCGCGATCTGATGCAGCGGAACATCCAGGATTTCCGGGGCACTGAGGCCGATAACATCTCCGATCTGCGGAGCGCGAACCGGAACAATCTGTCGCGGTTCTCCCAAGAGATGGAGGGCGGGACCGATCGGCTCAATCGCACGCAACAGCAGAACATCGGGACGCTGAATGCGGCGCAGGATGCCAGCCTTGCAGCGTTCCAGCCGGCGCTGGGGCTCGGCAACAATGCGCTGAAGGCCTACGCGTCCAACCTTGGCTTGGGCAAGGGCCCCAAGGGCTACCGGGGCATGGAGCTGACCGACGCGGCGCGCTTCAATATGGAGCAAGGCCGGGAGATCACTGAGGGCGGTGCAGCCGGATCGGGCGGCCTCTACAGTGGCGCCACCATGGCAGCTCTTGAGAAGCTCCGGGGCGGGATCGCGGCTCAGGATCGCGGCAACCAGATGGCCGAGCTAATGGGCCTTGGTCAGGTAGGCCAGAACGCTGCCAACAGCATGGCTGGCATCCGGGGCAACTACTCGGACGCGATCACCGGAGAGCGTAGTCAGGCCACCAGCGGGATCAACGCTCTGCGCCAGGGCTATACCGGCATGATCGGGGACCAGCGCAATCTGACGGCGGCGCAGATCAACGCTCAGCGGAACCTTTCCGACCAGGGCGTGACGGGCCAGCGTGACCGGTTCGGCGACCGGTTCAACAGCGTCCAGGATGCCTATGGCAGCCGGGCCCTTACCTTGGGCCAGAACAGGCAGAACAGCGCGACCGACGCCAGGAACTTCGCGACCGTCGGGCGGAACGATCTGCGGCAATGGCAGACCGGCAATCAGATGAACGTCAACAATGCGTTCAATCAGGGCTCCTACGGGATCGGGCAGGATTACGCCAACGCCTTCACCAACGCCACAGACACACAGGCCGGCCGAAACATCGCTATTCAGGGTGACTGGCTCTCGAACCTTGGAGCGGCCAGGAGCAACCGGGCGAACCTGTACGGCACGGCGGCAACGAACTACGCGAACGGCGCCAGCAACGCGCTTGCCAACCGGGGCGCCGCGCAGGCCTCATCGTCCATGGGGTTCGCTAACTCAATGCTTGGCGGCATCCAGAACGGGATGGGCCTCTATGGCATGATGGGAGGCAACTTCGGTCAACCACAAACCGGCGACGCGACGGGCGGCGGCTTTACGGGCGGCGGGTTCGGTAACTGGCTCCGGGGGCTGTTCTCGTGACATATTGGGGCGCGCCCAATCCAGAGCAGTGGAAGCCTAGCTTTACGCTGGGGTCTGAAGTCCCCGATACGGACCCTAGGACTAACATCCTGGATGGTCTAGTACGCCGCGGTATCCCCGAGCATGTCGCTCAGGGTATCGTGATGAACTTCGAGGACGAGAGCGGCCTAAATCCCGGGATCAATGAGGCGGCTCCGATCGTTCCAGGATCGCGCGGC